GCTGGCCCACTCGAAGGCCAGGTCGTCGATCGCGGCGGCCTGGTTGGTCCCCTGGAGGAGGAACCGGGCCAGCATGGGTCGCTTGCCCCGCAGCAGGATGGCGGTGGTCAGCCGATCCTGGTTCACGGCACTGAACAGATCCGGATCTGAGAGACCGGCCCGGGGTTGCTGCTCGAGCAGGGTGGAAGGAATCAGCTGCGGTGCCCCGACGGCAAACAGCTTCCCCTCCTGCTGCAGGGTCTTGATCTGGCCGATGGTGCAGTTCTGCAGGCCGCCAGGCCAGGGCCTGCGGAGGCTGTCGCCGGCGATGCCACGGTTGTAGGCCTCATAAGGGCTGGCAAAGCCGCCCGCTTCGTGGCGGTAGATCAGGTCAAGGAGGGGCCGGCAAGCCACAATCTCTTTCTCCCATGGGTTCTGGGCCGCTGGCCTGGTGGCGGTTTTGAGCCAGAGTCTCTTGCGGATGTCGCCCCCCTCGCCGAGCCGTTGGAGCTGCTCTGGTGTGAGCATCGCCTCCACTGCTCTCCAGAAGGCTTCATGGCTTAGATTGTCCGCCACCGTGTGGATGGCGTAACGCATGAGCGTCATTGATTTGCTGTGGTGGTGGGTTGCTGGTGCTCAGCGGCAATGGATGGATCAAACAGCAGCTGCAGAACACGCAGCTCCATGTCGCTGGGATCCCGGTGGACAACACGCTGCACCGAGGTGAAAAACACCATGTCGGTGGATCGAGTGCCGCGCTGCATCGAGGAGATGATCTGCTCGTCGATCAGCGCAAACACCTGCGGCAGTAGCCGGCACAGATCACGGCCCAGCGCGCACAGAAGCAGGCTGAGTAGACGGCGCAACAGCCAGGGGATCAATGGCTTGAGCAGCATTCCAATCATTGAAGGTTCAGAGGATGAGGATGGTGGCGGTGATGGCCTAGGTGGGATTTGATTCATCCTCTTTACGGCGCAATGCCGGGTTGTAGGTGTTGTAGCCATCCACGAAGCCGGATTTTTCCGCTAAACGTTTTGCGAACGGCACGCCGGCCACGCTGCCGCCGATCACCCAGCAAGTGGGCCAGCCACCAGGCAGAGTTGGGGACAGCTCACAGCGAACTGTGAAGGCCGCACCCGCTACGGCTAGCCAGACGGCGGTGGGGATGATGATAACCCTGCTCATTTCCCGTCCCCTTCGCCTAACCGTAGCTTAATAGCCTGAAGCTGAATGTTTGACTGTGAAACCATATCCTTTACATCCTTTATCTCCCCTTCATTGCGATCAAGGCGCCTGAATACAACTTCGCGATGCTCTCTCATGTCACTGCGAATACCGTTCAGCCCATCGACAATGTGTTCGATGCCGACCGTCAGCGTTGCGATGGCCGTTGAGTTGGTCTTGTCAAGCTCTGCAACCTTGTCGCGCAATTTAGTGTCTTCGGTTGCAAGGTTCTTGTCGATGTCGTCCGCTTTTTTGTCGCGATCGGCAACCATGCCTGCTATCCATTGCAGGATGGCGCCTGCAACGAGGAGTGCTACTGGCTCTAGGGCGCCCATGGATCCACTGGTTGTGGGTATCCAAAGGCTAGGCCGGCCGCTACAGATCAAACACCTCGCTCAGCCCAGCGGTTGCGAGAATCGCTTTGATATCGGCCATCTCAGTTGCGGTGAATTCGCCCACGGCGAGCACGGACGCCAACGCTGCCTGCAAAGCAGGCACGATTGGAATTCCAAACCGAGCTTGTGTTAAGGCATCCGACAGCTCAATCATTGCAGCACCCATGGAAGGTGGTGCATCGGCGGACTTAACTCGGGTCAGGAAGCCCGAGTAAGCCGGAGATGCAAGTAGCAGCATGTAAAGGGTGTGATAGGGGAGCCGGATTGCCGGATCAACCGGCTTGTCAATAATCTCCCATTGCTGTGTTAGTCGCCCGTCAATAATGATTGGCAAGGCAGGGATTGCCTCTTGATTTGAGCCGACTGCGGGAGGGGTGATGGGGTAGATCATCAGGCGAAAAAGCGGTTAGAGAAGAGAACGCCTCCAACGGTTACGTTGGTATTGACGTTAACACCGCGAAAAAAGGCTTGCGCCCGAATGTTGTGGGGGTTGGAACTGGGCAGAGCATAAGATTCTTGTGCGCCACCAGGCAAAGGGCTCAGGGTAACGTCAAAGCTTACTTGTGCGCCAGTGATCGCGGATCGCCATACTGCATTATCTTCGCTTCCAGGGCGAAGTAATGCCACATCGTTAGTAACTGGGCTAATACCCCAAGGGCCTTTTGTGCCTCCTGGCGCATTACCGAAAACTCCAGCTACGCCAGCGAATTGGTTTACCCTGCTGAACTGTTCAGCGCTTCGGCTAAATCCGTTTATGTATAGCGTTGTACCGGGAACTAAGTCGCCAATGATAGCCACCAGCGTGGCACCTCTATTAGACGTAGTGGATGCCCTGTTTGCCATTAAGCCGTAATCTCCATTGTCATCTAATACATGGATGCAGTTGGTATCGTAATTAGCCTGCCACTGTTGCGAATCAGCATCAAGGTTTGTCCTGTATCGTGCAGCAAAAGTGATTGAGGTAGCAAAGCCTGTGCCAGATTTAGAGTCGTAAGATCCAACAAGATTTTGACTATGCTGCGTTCCGAACAGCGTCGTGCTGTTAAAGGTAACCCCTTTTGCCGTTGAAAGAGGAAGATCACCTGAGGCAAGGCGGACGTTACCAAGTAGGTAAATTCCGGACATTGACACACTACCAAGGCTGCTGAGCTTGATCAGGGTATATGGATCTATGTATCCCTTAGTCGCCCTGCTTGGAGTTTGAGAACCAATAAACACATCAGCAATGCTGACTGTTCCATTTCTTGCGTCAACACACTCCTTGGTTCCAATTAATGTCATTTCAAGCCCAGCAGAGACTAGCCCATTGATTGAGGCGTCCACAAATGCTGCGAATGTAATGCTATTGCCCCGATAGGCCGCCATTCCTCCGTAGATAGCATCAGGATAATTTGTTGTATCATTCATGGTCTTGGTTGTTGACAGCCAGCCTATTGCGCGAATTGACCCAGTTTGATTAAAGGTCAGTTTGGTGGGACGAGCAACCCCAATCCAATTGGTAGCGGACCCTTGAAACATTACGACAGCAGAGGCAAAGCATGGGCACCTAAATGGTGCGCTTGCGTCGTGCAATGCTTTAACATTTGTAGTCGGTTTGGTGGAGGCAGTTGTCCAGCTTGCGACTGTATTGGTTTCGGGAAACTCATCTAAGGCTCCAACTACGTTGGCAATGTGATCAAAGCTAACATCGTTCCAGTAGGGACCATCGGCTAAACGATATTCAACTGTTTCTTCTGGGCTGAAAATTGCATTAGCGTAGTCAACGGCACGTGAGAAAAGAACAGCATTTGCTCTTGTCGTTGGAGGATTATCAAACAGATCTGCGCCTGTTCTGTTAGGCGACCTAGTGAGTGTCCCATTGACTCCGCTAAAATTGTAGGTTGTACCATCATTGGCATTGTCGGGAACCACGTAGAGAACTGCAACCCCACTCCTACGGGTGACGACGCCCGCTTGCCTGGCCCAGTAATTCAAGCCTTGGAGGCTAACAAGCTCCGGCCTAGCGTTAAGGCTTGCATTAAGCCCAATATCATTAGCGCCAGCGATTGTGCTGCTACTGCGTAGGGTAGCGGCGTCAGCCAGCACTCCGAAGCCGTAGCGGTTGATCTGCATCGCTATCGACTGGCCACCATCTACTGCCACCACCCCGCTGACATCAAGGGTTCCGGTGATCGATAGGTTTTCAACTGCTATGTCATTGAACTGGGTTGGCAACGATTGATCGCCTTCGGCGCCGATCCCCTCGACCGCCACCACCTCTCCTGTGTCGGTGCTGACCAGCCCCTGGTTGGTCACCTCGTACCCATCCTTGTTGATCCCCTTCACCTCCACCCGGCCGCCCTGCTCAGGGGCGAAGTTGGCATTGAACTCGTTAAGGGCACTCATCTGGCGGCGAGCGCGAGGCAAGGCTCTGGAGTAGTTCCAGAAGCCCACACCGTTGAGGTTGTGACCCAGCAGCTGAATGAACGACGGCTGCCTGAACTCCAGCGCCCAGTTGGCGCGTTCGCTGGCAGCACCACCGCTGGGAGCCGTGGGGAAATGAGTGGCGTTTGCTGGATCCAGTTCACGGCTTGCCTCGGTGCGCGGCACCAGGGCGGCATGGGCAGCGGTGCTGGTGAAACCCAGCGCCAGCAGTAGCGCCAGGGCGCCCCGGTAGTCGGTGGCGCTGCGCAGTTGATCGCGCACGCTGCCTGCATTGCTGTAAATCGTGCTCCACGTGATCCCGCAGGTAGCGGTCACATCGCTGGAAGCGTCGGTGTCGGTATCGAAGATCAGAACAGGTCCTTCCAGCGTGGTGGGGTCCTCGGCGTTGTAGGAGCTCTCCTGCTGGACGTAGCTCTGCTGCCACAGGTCAGCAATCGGGACGCTGCCGCTGGATGTGAAGGTGCTTTTTGCTGTGAAGTGCTTGGAGCCGTACTTCACCGTCTGGCCTTGGCGGTAGAAGACCCCGGCGGTGTACACCTCATCAGGACAGCAACGGCGGAGCGTGACCTCTGCCGAGAGCACCACACCGCTACCTTCCGCCGGGATGGCGTTGGTTTGGGTGACGGCCAGCACCTCGGCGCCGCCAGGGGCAAGGGCACGGCTGATGCCACCGCCTCCAACGCCAGGACGGGTCTGGATGATGGAATTGCGCAGCGGCACCCTTGCGGTGGTGGTGTTGGCCAGCTTGAGGGTCACCCGCCGCTGCGCCGTCGAGCGGGTATCAATTAGCCGACGAACGTAGACCCGGCGGCCGACGGCAAGAGAGACACCGCTTTCAGTTCCGATGGCTTCACCAGTGCCGGCCTGGGCCGCGGCGGCAGTGATGGCAATGGCGGTGGGTGTGGCGCTGCTCCAGGCGTTTGCCTGGAGAGTGGCCCTCCAATCAACGCCGTTGGGGTTTTCGATCCAGATCAGGGTGCCCGCGGCCAGGCTGTATCCGCCAGCCGCCAGCACCGCCGGCACCGCCGGATCGGCGCCCACTGCCAGGGGATCCTGCAGGTTGATGCCGCTGCCGGAGATGGCCGACACAATGCCCAGCGGGATGCGGCGGATGTTGCCGGTCTGATCGGCCACACTGCGGGCTACCCGGAGGCGCCGCAAGTTCCAGTTGCTATCCAGGGCCACGCTGGCGCTCTGGTAACCCTTGGCCACCGCAACACAGCCGCCAAAGTTGCTGGTTGAGTTGCTGAACTCCATCTGCGCGCCGCTGTCCGCCAGGTGGTGACGACCGGCGCCGATGGCAAAGATCGAGACCATCTGGCCAAACGCATCGTTCAGCAACGTGATGTGCCTGCTCATGCGGCGTGGCTTCATGCGCACGTCGTCGGATTCGCTGTCGATCAGCTCCTGGTAGTTGACCGGGGCCCGCCAGGCGCCGGAGCGGTAGATCTCCCAGCAGCTCAGATCACGCTGCTGGCTGATGCCGGTGAATTGCGCCGCCACCAGGCTCTTGAGGCCAGCCAGGCGAGCACCATCCCATAACACGCCCGACATGCCCCACTCGGTGCGCAGGGAGCAGTTGTAGATGTACGGGCTCGCTCCCTTGACCGTGTCCCAGGCCTCGGATGGGTTGCCGCTGATTGGTCCCACCGTCTGCCATTCGGACAGCCGGGTGACCGCCAGGGTATTGCTGAGGTTGCCGGTGTTGTTGGCCCCGCCCATGGCGGTGCGCACCTTGGTGTAAAGCTGATCCAGATCCGCCTGGCTGGTGTTGTGAAAGCAGTCCAGCAGGTGGTGACTGGAGTTGGCACGGAACTGATCCCGGAATGTGAACCCGTAGACGTAGCTGGTTGAGGTGATCTTGAGGATTGCCGCCCGGTTGCTGTAGTCGGCGGCCTCATCCGCCGCGGCCGGCACGTAGGAGGGGCGGACGGTGCATTGCCGCAGGCTGAGCGGCGAGCTGACCGTGGCATAGCGGGGCACCACGATGCCGCCGCTGTTGGGGTTGAAGGCGATCAGGTGGTTGAGGGTCGGATCGAAGCCGGCTGCTGGCCATTCCGTCACCGGGATGGCGTAGCTGGAATTGCCGGGGTCGTTATAGAAAATGTGCGTCCCCGGGCTCAGCTCAACCGAGGGGCAGTCGACGTTTGCCTCTTCTGAGTTGATCGTGAAGAAGTTCTTACTGGTCATCGCAACGATCTCGATCGCTGCTCGGTTGATGGTGCGAAACGGCTTCTGCTTGCTGTAGCCGCAGGTGAGCCGCTGATTTTCCAACCGCTTGAGCTTGGCGGCGATCTTGGCCGCATCGGTGGCCCCGCCGGGCTCTTCAAACCAGTTGTAGGAACCACCAACAAAGCGATCGCTGCCGGTGTACGGGTTGATGTAGATCGTGAACGGACTGTTGAGCGGATCGGCCGGCTCGCTGTTGCCCGGGGCGATGTTGGCGTTGCCCGCGATCTGCAGCAGGGCATCCACCACCGCAGCCAGCTGATCCTTGGCGCGAAGCTGCCCGCCGGGTCCGAATGCGTTACGGATGCCGGCGAGGGCATTCGCAAAACTGATCCGGGCCATGTGCTGCTGCTGTTGCCGTCAGGCTAGGGCTGGCTCATTACTGCCAATGGATGTTCCCGATCAGCAATGACAAAGCGGACATCGCCGATCGAAGCGAACTGACCACGGATCTTCTTGGTTTCGCCGGCCTGGGTGGAGAGGCGCACGTTGGTCAAAAGAATGTCCAGCTCATAGAAGAGGCACTCCTCCCGGATGAAGCACATACCGTTTGAGTGGCCCCGGGGCCCGTCGGCCACCAGCAAGCGGATGGTGCAGGTGCCCCCCTTTTTGGTGAGCGTGTCGAGGCGGAGCATGGCCGAGCTGGGGCTGACGCCAGGGTGGTAGGTGTTGCTCAGCTCTCCGGAGAAGCTCCCGGCACCGCGCACCTGGCCGGCGAGGACCGCCCCGAAGGCCTCGCCGATCGCCCCCTGGTCGAGGGCCGTGGTATCGGTCTCCACCTCCCAGCTGGAGAGATCCGCCTGCCGCTTCCAGCCCCGCTCATCCGCCGCGGCCCCCGCGTCCCGAATCACGGGCGGCAGGGCCGGCACGATGTCCTCCAGTGCCGCCTCAGCCTCCTCAGGGCGGGGGATGGTGAGGGCCAGGGCCAGCAGGGCCTCGGCATAGCCGGCGCGGTCGCTGGCCACGCTGAGGATGAGCCGATCGAATCCCACCAGGCGAAGGGGCAGGCGGCTGAGCGCGCCGCCGTTCACCGCACCCACCTCGAGGCTGTAGAAGGTGGCGCGCTCCAGGGCGTCCTGGTGGATGTAGACCGTGGCCTGCTGGCTCAGGCCGACGGTGCCGGGGTGGTCCCAGAACGTGGCGTTGTCGTCCGGGCCCCAAAAGGGCGGATCGGCGCCGACGCGGTGCAGGGTGGCCGGCCCGCTGGAGGCGGCATCCCCCCAGAAGCTGTGGCCGTCAGGGCAGTTGGCGTATCCGGTGCCGAGCACATCAAATGGCACGCCCAAGGGAGCGGTGAGGAGCACCTGGTCGCCGTTGAGAAAGCAGGGCTCCTCCAGCCGCAGCCGCACCACGCTGCCGGGGGCATCGAGCAGGTCATCGGTGAGCACCACCGGCCGCGGCCAGCTGCGGCTAAGGGTGAGGGTGCCGATCTCGCCATCGATCGCCATAGATCAGAACCGGCCGCTCATGTCGCCATTGACGGTGAGGGAAAGTGAACAGGAAATCAGCTCCCGCACCCGCACCGGGGTGCCGAGGGATGCGCTGAGGACATCCATGGTGAAGTCGCCGCGGGTCGACCCCCGGCGGGTGACAACGCGGAGGGTATCGACATCGTCGCTGTCGTCCCAGATGCTGTTTGCCATCGACACCGCTGGGGCGTTGTCCGGGTCGTAGAGCAGGGTGCAGCTGATCTGCGATTCGCGCAGCCCCTTGGTGCTGGTGCTGGCGACCTGACCCACTCCGGTGGTGGGCAGGATGTCGCGGGAGACGGACACGCTGACGTCCGTGATCTTGCCCACCAGGGATCCATTCCAGTACACGTCGCTCTGGGTGGTATTCCTGACTCCCATCGCTGATTTAGCTCATGGCCACATCAGGAGGCTAGGCAGGGGCATCGGCCCAGGGTCTACGGGCTGTTCTGCAGCCTGGCCTGCAGTTGCACCGGCAAGGTGCAGCGGTGGCGGTAGGTGAGCGAGGTCTTGGGGGTGGGGGCGCCCTGGCCGAGGGGCCAGAACCAGCGCAGGCCGGCGCCGGTGCTGACCGATTCGATGAAAGCTTTGTAATCCGCCGTCACTCCGGCGAAAAGGATGTCTGGCAGCGTCAAAGGCAGCAGGCCGGAGTAGCTCTGGCGGAAGGTGGCCAGGATCTCGGTGGCTCGATTGGTGCGGATGTTCCCGAACTCCAGCTCCAGGGCCCCGTTGACCGCCACCGTGCCCCACAGCCGCTGATCCTCGATGCCGGCCTCCGACACCGCGCTGGTGATCGGATGACGGGGCATCACGAACGCAAAGGCGGTGGGCTCGATGCTGGGGAAGAGGATCGCCATCAGCCGCGGATCACCCAGGCGGTGGGCTCATCCCAGTTTAGGGAAAGCAGCAAGCGGCCATCGGCAGCGGTTGGCATCAGCACCGCCTCGATCTTTTGGCGGCCGTCATCGGTTGGGTTGACGCGCATCACCCGGTAGGTGCGCACCTGGGGGGCGGCAAGGCGGGTCCACTGGGAACCCAACAGGTTGCCCCTGGTGCCGCCGCCGCTGACCACCAGCGACTGGATCGTGGGGCCAGGCGGGGTGGTGCCATCCCAAGCCAGCACCTCGTAATTCCCATCCTCCAGCGGTTCGGAGGCCACCAGGGTGCCGTCGGGCAGCACGGCCCCGTTGCTGTAAAGGCCTTCCAGCGTCTCGTCGTAGGCCAAGGCGATGTGGTCCTCCGGCGCAATCGGCCGCAGCATGCCGGCATAGGTGGTCTCGAAGCTGATCGGATCGCCCACCAGCCGTCGCCAGCGGATCAGGTACTTGGCCGCATCGATCAAATGCCAGCGGTTGGTGCAGCTGGCCTTCATGTCCAGCTGTTCCACCGGATCGCTGTCGCTGCCCGATGCCTCACGAATCGTGATCTCCCGAATGGTCGAGAACACACCGGGGGAGAGCAGGTCGTTGTTGCTGCGCTCCTCCCGATACAGCCCGCTCACCTGGATTGGTCGGCGCTGGTCGTCGTCGCTGGTGGTGCTCTGGAAGGTTCCCTTCTTGATATTGGCGGCTGTGAACAGGTCAAC